TTAAATTTTCTGCATTTAACATCAATTTTGAATAAGCGTCCAAAAACTGTTTTTCTTCGTTGTTTAATTTTTGATTTCTGCCCTTTCTTTGCAATGCAAAAGCTTGATCGTGAATTTGGCGTTCTGCGGCATGAGTTAACTCATGCACAACTGTTGCGGGTCGGGCGTTAAAACCAAGCGTTACAACGCCAGTTTTTGGCAAATCATTTCCAAAAATTGTGTTGTAATCAAAGCTGCCAGATACACCAAGCGGTCGTTGCTGGATAGGCGGCATTGCCCTGCGCGCAGACAGGTAATCCACCAGTTCTCCGTATTGCGGCGCCTCTGAAGCTTGTTTTAACAACTGTTGCACCGGATCTGCTTGCAAAGCATTGCGTGACGGCGGCAAAAGTGCGTTGCGTTGCGGCATGATCAGCACTTCCAGCGTTTCAAAGCGGCTTTCGCCCGCTCGCCGTTCTCGGCCTTCGCGGCGACGCCGCCCATGCGGGCGCAAAAACTGGCTTTCCGGCCCTTATCGGCCTCAGTCTTCGGGTTCGGTGCCGGCGCCTTCAAGTTCGACCCTGTTTCGCGGTTATACCGCTCGCGCCCCTTGGCCGTCAGGCCTGCGCCGCGCTCGGTGGGCAGCTTTTCGCCGCGACCTACGCTCAGGGATACCGATTTCTTCGCCATCGTGCCCTCAGTGCGCCATCCAACCCGTAGCCATCTGCGACCAGCCGCCCGTGACCGTGCGGCGCTCTGGCCTGGGATTGTACTCCCTACTGAACAGCGGGAACGCAAACGTGCACGCCAGCGCGTCAGCCGCGTCCGGCGAGGCCAGGCCACGGGCCTTCATGTCCTTCTTCGACTCCAGATAGATCGTCCCGCTGCTGTCCGGCTTGGTCTTCGGCCCCGTCAGATCTTTCTTCAGCGTGCCGTCGGCCGGGATCGAGGCCGTCTTCAACCAGTCGCGCACCGCGCCCCACAGCTCGGCCCGCTTATTGCCCCACATCACGCCGTTCTTGGCCTTCCAGCCGAAATTCACGCCCCGGACCTTATACCGCTGCTCCGTCAGGCGGTCCAAAATCCCGTACCCCAGACCGCCCTCGTCGATCACCGTCAGCGCCGGCTGAAAATCCTCAATCGCCTCAATCACGTGCCCCACCACGGTCATCGTGTCGTCGCCGCGATAGCGCCGGATCGCCAGCAGATCGCGCCCCTGCCGCGCCACGATCACGGTGGAGTCCACGCCACTGCGTGCCGGGTCCACGCCCAGCACGATTGGCATCGACGGGTCCTTATACGCCGGCCGCTTCTGCGCTTCCTCCACCAGCCTCGGCGCAATGAACTGGTCGTCCCCGACGTCCGGAAACTCGCCGTACACCTCGATCTTCGCCTCGCGCGAGTCCTCGCCGTACTCCGCAATGATGCCCTCGTACACGCCCTTGTCCGTGTCCTCCACAGTCCGGGCGTCCACCTGCAGACTGCGCCAAAAATCGCGCTTGGCGTGGAAGCACTCGAAGAAATAACCCGTGTTTCGGCGCGGGTTCGAGAACGCCATCCAGAACCGGTGCGGCGTGTTCTCGGTGAAAAAACCGGCGGCCACTGACCAGATCGAGTCCGGGATCCCCGAGGCCTCATCGAACACCACCATCATGCCGTCGTCGTTGTGAGCCCCGGCGTACGCGTCCGGGTTCTCCTCGCTCCAAAGCTTTCCCTCCGCGCCCCAGTACCGCGTGCCCTTCTTCAGGTCGCGTTCCACCAGCTCCGTCAGCCACTTCGCCGGCACGATCCGCGTCGCACTGATTTCCCACCAGTGCGTGTTCAGCAGCATCGCAATCCACTTCGTGATTTCGGCCCAGGTCACGCTGCGGAGCTGCGCCTCGCTGTTCGCTGAGACGATCACGCTGCTGCCAATCCGCGTGCTGAGCATCCACAGCACCAGCCACGACACTAGCGCCGACTTCCCAATCCCGCGCCCCGACGCCACCGCCAGGCGCATCACCTCAAACAACTCGCGCGTGCCGTTGGCCTTTACGTGATCTCGAATCTGCCGCAGCACCTCACGCTGCCACTTCCGCGGCCCACGCTTCTGCGCCAGCGGCGTGCCCGCCTGCCCCCAGGGAAACACAAACATCACCCACGCCTCTGGGTCGTCCCGCAGCGCAGGCGACCACATGCGGGTCATCAGAACCTGCTCGTCGGCGGGGGTGTAGCGGATGGTCTGCATTTATAGCGAATTTACTGCGGTTTATCGGTGTTATCGCTGGCGGCTTATACCGCCTCCCCCAGCGGCTCCCGCGCCAGCGGTAATACTCGCGGAGCGATATCCACCTTCGGCTGCGCCGAAATATCAACAACATCCTCCGCAGTAATACGCTCCACGCGCTTCTGGGCTTCTTCCAAGGCCACAGTAATACTAATCTGCGCTGAACCTTCCACCTCCACGCGCTGAGTCGCCACCCACGAGTGCCGATGCTTCAGGAATTCCAGCGCCGCCTTACTATCCCCAGCCTGGGCGGCATCGAATACCACGCGGGACATTTCCAGCTCGCTGTCGGCGCGGCCTTTCATCTCGGCAATATCCGCGATGGGGTCCATTATCTTCAGGCGGGCAAACTCAGCCGGCAGCATTCCGGCAGCCAGCGCAAGCGATTCTCCGCGCAAACCCAATCTAGCGGCATCGTATATGCGCTCGAGTATTTCGGGCGTGGCCTTTAGCTCGCGGGCGCGAATGGGTAGGTCGCGGAACATGGCAGATTAACCCAGGCCGCTGACGCGGTTTTGGCAGTGAATGCGCGGAGCGTACATGGCGCGGAACATGGGGGGATGATAGCAAAACGGAGGAAAAAATAAAAATTTGTCTAAGGGCTCCACACACTTTACACCCTTGTCCGGGCCCTACCCGGGGGGCCTCGGCCGCGCACACCGCACACTGACGATCCCAGCTCACACCATCCGCACACTGACGATCAGCGCGCGCACGGCGCCCGGACCTAGTCATGCTGCAGCGCAGCACCGAGCCAACAGGGTGAGCGCAGCGCCCAAACCTAGCCCCGAGTGCAAGTGAGCGCCCACTAACGTGTCAACGTGGGTTGACACGTGACGCGTAACGCCGGCTAGACGCGTGGCAAGTGTGGCAAGAATGGCAGTTGCCACCGAGGTCGTTAAACACGCTCCGACGGACTGCCACGGCTGCCACGGGGCGTTTGTGGGTAGTGTGGCAATTGTGGCAGTTGCCACGCTATTTAATACCTATGAATGATAGTAGTCTCTTAGGGTTTAGTGTTCCACTGCCACAATTGCCACGCAGAGGGAGAGCCGCTGCCACGGGTTGCGCCACGGGGATTGCCACGGTCGGTGCCACGCCCGTTTTGCTGCCGATTAGGGTTAATACTGACGGCTGACGGCCGATTCTGTAAGTTTCGCGTAAGGAAACGCTGCGACACTGTCTCTGTCGCGCCGATGGGCGGTGCGGCGAGAAGCCGGGGCGAGCCCGGCAGACCTGGGGAAGACGATGCAGACACTGGAAGCCACCCGAGCCCTGAGGGCTCTGCTGCGGGCTAAGCGCTCCGCGCTGCTGGTGCAGCACGCCGACGGCCGAGCGCTGTGGTCCGTGCAGCCTAGCGCTGCGCTGCGGGGCGAGCTCGGGTTTCGCAGCGGCCTGGCCGCCGACGGGCTGGAATTGACGCGGGCCAGCAGCGTGACGGGTGATCCGTACGCTGTGGGCTGGATTTTGATCGACACGCGCGCTGTGGTGCGCTGATAACCTGTAGGAGTGAAGATTGTGAAACTGAGCTGCGATGGAATGTTTCCCAGCCGCTATGGCACGAAGCCTGTTGTGCTGTGGCTAACGCGTGTTGCTGGCGGCATGTGGGCTTTCCGATCGGAAACCACGGGCCGAATTGAATGGGGGACGGCGGCGGCCGATAAGTATTCTGCCGCAGAAAAGGCCATGGAGATTTTTGCGGACTACAGGCCCGAGTTGTCTTTGTACGAATCCCCGGCAGATGCCTTGTTTGCTTGGGTTGACTCTCAG